CAAATAAGCATGGTTCCAAAAAACTATCGCTTTGTTTTCCCAGTTGTTTTTGTGGTGGTGTTTAACATTTGGTCCAAATATATAATTACACATTTTAAATAATCCTTTTTCCTAGTGTTTAAACTTTCAAAAAATTTTGAAAATTTTTCATGTGTTTAGTTTAACATATTATTATTTTAAAAAGTAAAGTATAAAAATATTTAATCATATATCTGATCGCCTGAGGATAGGAACAATATGATAGGTCGCGCAGCGACACAATGATAGGAATAGATAAAATTTTAGATAAATTTTAGTAGTATTGTGGGTATTGCACACACAAATGTGCGCGGGTGTACTAGATTTTAGTGTCAATATTCGGATGATGCCGAAATGCGAAAGAATATTACCTAGCATTTGAAATAAATTTGAAATATATTTAAATAAAGTTTGAGACTTGCCGCTAAAATTTAAATAAAATGCAATGTATCGGGGCTGGCGGTCGCCATGGCAGGGTCATACGTTATATATACATGGATATACAAAATTCTAGAAAATAGCTTGTCAACACCTTGATAATAAATAATAATATAATTAGTACGAAATCGGAGGCATATGTATTATCTGTACTAATATAGTAAAAACAACTTGACAAACAACATAATATATGCTATAATCTATTTCTTAGTCGAGCATCAGCGAGACTATATACACAGTATAATAATATATACTATTAATTAGTATGTAAATAGGTGTAATATTTGTACTATTTAATATAATATCGTGTATATGTAAATATTATTTGTAAATATATGCATTTTTTACTTGACAAGTGTTATATACTTATGTTATAATACAAATCTCATAAAAACTGCGTATATATAATCTTTATCTTGAGGGGTATGGGTTAGTATACGACCTTCTAGGGTCCAGTGATTGCATTATAAGGGGTTGTAGGTTAGCAGTTACCTCCCCCTTAACTTTTTAGGGAAATTTATCATGGGATTAAGAGTAGAAATAACAGAACCAAAAGATAGACCAAAAGATGGTGGTAATCCAGGTGGATCACAAGCAACAGGTAAAAGTAAAAAGAAAGACAAGAAAAAAACTAAGGAACAAATTCGTAGAGAAAAACTTAGAAAGAGAATAGAAAAAGGTGAACCTGATCAAGGTATGATGGATTTCCAAGCAAAAGAAGATGCTAAAGAACAAGAAAGCAAAAGTAAAATGAAAGGTGGAGGACTTGTACTAAAAGTTACTAATCGTGGTCCTATGCACAGAAGTAATAATAGAAAGTCTTAGTAGTGGCAACAAGAACTCGTAATTATCGTAAAGAGTATGATGATTATCATTCTAAACCTGCACAGAAAAAGCGTAGAGCATCTCGTAATGCAGCAAATAGAAAACTAAAGCCATCTAAAGGTAAAGAAGTACATCATAAGAATGGCAATCCTAGAGATAATAGGCGTAGCAATCTAGCCGTAATCTCTAAAACTAAGAATAGGCAGATGCAGCCTAAAAGAAAACCTAGAAGATGAGAAATGGAAATAGTACAATTAGCGTCAAGCACATGGCCCATAGCATTAGGGATCATTACTTTAATTATAGTATTAGCTAAAATGCATTCAGATATCGAGATCATTAAGGAAAAAGTCCGTACCCTTTTTGACTTGTGGAACTCCAAAAAGGATAAATAGTTATGGCATCAGCAGCAGAAGAATTAGCAAAATTAAAAAGAAGACGAGATCAAGCTAATAAAAGAATAGCACAACTTAAAAAAATTAGCACTCCGACAACTAGAAAGTTAATAGAAAAAGAAGAAAAACACATATTAGCTTATAATAAAGCTGTAGAAGCCCAGAAAAAAATGAAGGGTGAAAAAACTGTAGCTGAAGCAAAACAAAGTGAGTTTTCTACAAAAGTAAAAACACCTAAAAAACAACCTAGTTCTTTAAAAAACAACAATAAAACTAATGCGATGAAAGATCGAACAGGTAAAGCACCGACAACATCAAATAATAAAAAAGATGCACCAAAACCTAAACAGGCTGCACCTGCACCAAAACCTAAAGATAAACCTGTTCGTGGTCCAAAAAATATAAAAAGCAGATTAAAAACAGTTTCAGATAAAAGAAAAGCAGAAGAAGTTTCAGCTAGAAAAAAAGCATCAAAAGAACAACCTATTGGTCCTAGTGATGCACCTAAAGAATCAAAGAAAAAAGAAGGTAAGTCTGTAAAAGAATCTTTAAAAGATATGTTACTTAAACAGGATAAAAGAACTATAGATACTCCTGTAGGTAAACTTACTGTAGACAGC